GAAATATCGTCTGGAAATCATGTGTAGTTCCAATTCGCGTTTCCACGCCCCGGCTTCAGAAATGAAACGCTTAGTCAGCGCTGCGCCGGAGTCCGTCTTGTTCGACATAAACTCCTACAAATGGGGTGTTGTCGGACCTAAAGACGTTGACTGGCTCCTCGAAGTAGATCGGAGAATAGTTGACAATCTTTTCTTCCGTGTGTTCGACGGTTACCACAACGCGTGGTTGACCACCGAGCAATGTACTTATTGTAGAAGGCTTTCGTTCGCAAACGATCGTGTGGCAGCAGACCTATTGCATTGCGATGCATGGGCATTAAGTCTCCTCCGGTGTTATACCTACGATAGCCCCCACTACTGGTTTTTCGAACGCCCCGAGCTCTTGACTAGTCAAGTGTCGTGGATGGCGGGCCCGTGTGGCGATAAGTGTCTAACTTTTAGGATAACAAAGCCTTCTAAAGTCTTAGAAAAAGTCGCGTATAAAACGTGCCGCAGGCACGGCAATTTTAGCGCTCTCATCAGGTCGCTGGTTAATAAACAAACTCTGATGTTCGCTCTTAAAGCCGAGCTTTGCTCTTTGGCGATGGAAGGTCGCTTTGTGAACGCTAGAGAAAATTTTTCAGATCGGGTACACCACCTTAAGGATACCATGGACATGAAATTTATCGTTGTGGCAGAGAAAATTTCCTACCTCGTGTACGACGTTGAGCGGTTCTTTTATAGAATCCCGAACGAATGTTACCGATGGTTAGGATCCGATCTCTACACGATGTTGGAAATCTGTTTTTTGTTAGCGATTTTGGTGGCCGGTTTGGTGGTTGTCTACAGCGTTGGCGTGGGTGGTTCTAATCTCATGAGAAAACTTTTCCCGAAGAAAAAATTGGCCGCTCCTACGGTCGAGAAAGGAATCAAATACGTTACAAAGCGGAAAACGTGTCATGGAGTCGAACATGAAATAGTTATCGACGGAAAGACAATCCAAATCCAAGAAGACGAGACGCTGACCAGGATGCGCCAAGATGAAATGTCAATGCCGGGATCTAGTTTATTTCCCAGCAAACAAAAGAATGTTGGAGCTATCACAGTGTCAGCCGACGGCGAACATGTGGATATAGTTGGTTGTTTTTTTAGGATCGACGATTACTTGGTCACTGCTGGCCATGTTGCCAATGCAGTGTCCAGTGGTGTGGCTATGGTTTGCGTTTGTGGAATGCACAATCAACGCAAAGAGCTGCACTTCGCCAACATCGAAAGCTCATTTGAGATTGATGCGGAGTTTTTTGAAATGGAAAACAACGCTATTACTTCTCATTACGATGTTTTCGCTAGGAAGTTGTCGCCGAAAATGTGGTCCCATTTGGGATTTGGGCCCGTGTCGACTAAACGAGATTCGTGTTACAACCAAACTGTTAGTGCTTGTGGATTCGTAGGGTCGGAAGCTTTGTTTATGACAAGTTCAGGTAAGACTATTGCTAAAAGCGGTCTCGAAGAACTTTGGCATACAGCATCCACCCAGAAGGGGTTCTCAGGTAGCCCGCTGTTCTCGGGTAACAGTGTGGTTGGCATGCACGTGGCGAGTCAGGGAGACAAAAATGTAGCAATTAGAATAGAATTGATTAAAATGCTCCTGGAGACGAAACATGAGTCCAACATGCCAGAAATATCGAAAAACGGAAAAGACTTCAAATTTAAAGGCCGATCGCATGTAGCAAGAGAATTGCTCGAGGGAGGCTGGGGGTTTGAAGATTCAAACGGTAGGGTAGATATAGGCTGGACTAGGGCTGATGTTGAAGACCTAATGAGGATAGGCGAGAATCCACGGTTTACCGAGACTCTCGAAGATCTCCTAGATCCGGACACAACCCCTCTCACGGACCGATCATACAAGAAATTGTTGCGGTACGCAGACGAGAGCGCCGAGATTACCGTTGCGAAGGAAGTGAGTGTGCCGATAACAAAGAGCAAGGCAGCGCCGATTGTGCGCGAGTCAGATGCGTACGTTTCCATGCCAACACAAGCAGCGGTGCATTGCAATAAGAGTCCGGCGGTTAATACGACGGCCTTAGATTATATCGAAGCAAAGTCCGAGCAATTGAAAAAGATGGGCTACGACAAGGAGAAATATGTATACCCAGTCATAACTTCAACCACAGAAGAACAGTCGTTACGCTGCCACTTGGAATTGTTTAACAAACGAGTGAAACAGGTCACGCGCCCTCCTAAGGAAGAGGAAAAAGACAAGGTCGCTTTCATCGTGTCGGAAATGATGCGACACAACAAGTTCGAAGCCCCCCTAGGTTATAGAACACGAGAAGCTGTGTTAGCCGTCATCGATTCAAAAGCTGTCAAAGACAGCAAGAGCCCAGGTCACCCGTATCAGTCGGCAGGAATGCCTACGATTGAAAAGGTGTTGCAGCAATACACAAAGGAAGGCTACAGTGAATTGGTCCTGCGAGAATGGGAGGCGTCAGAAATTGAGCTCAAGACCTTTATTAAGGCTGAGCCGACTAAAGCCTCTAAACTGGCAGCACAAATGGCACGAGTGGTCACCGGAATGCCGCTGCACAAGACCATCAAAAACAATTGCGTATTCGCAAATTTTAACGACGTTCTAGTGGACAACTGGAGGGACTCACCAGTAAAGTTCGCTTTTAATCCCCAGCGACCTGGCGATATCCGCCACTTAGCAGACCTTTTTCAGGGACGCTCAGTGGTAGAGAGCGACAAGTCTAACTGGGATTACAATTATTTCGAATGGTTATTCGAAATAGTAGAAAAGATCACCCTCGAGTTAGTCGTGCAGCCTGCTGACATGGACGATGCTGAATTTATTCAGTACCAGAAAGACATCAGGTCTTGCATTGAAGAAGTAACAAAAGGATCCGTCTACCGTTGCACAAATGGTAAGGTGTTTAAAACCTCCGAAAGCGGCGCAATGAAGAGTGGCTGGTTGATGACGATTGCTTTCAACAGCATCGGACAACTAGCCCTTCATGTATTGGCGCTGCTACGGTTAGGTAAAACTGCCGATGAAATAATGAGTGATGACTATAAGATCATAGTTGGTGGTGATGACGTATTACAGACGTTTCCCCCAGAATTTGATACGAATGGGTACCAAAGTACGTTAAGGGAACTGGGATTCGATGTCACTGACTTTAAAATTCATGACGGGTTTGAGGGTTGCGAATACTTCTCGAACCAATACACAAAAAACGATGGAGCTTGGACTTACAAACCGACGCGGTTTACTAAGCACGTGGCGCATTTGACGCACACCAAGCAAGAAGACTTGGCCAATGCCCTTTCGTGTCACATGTTGAACCACGTTTGGGACAACAGTAAGTTCAGATTCTTCGAAACTATGTTTAAAGAGTTCAAGAAAAAAGATCCAGACAACTTTCCCCTGGTATTACTGAAAACGCAACAGCGGTTGAAGAACAAGGTACAAGGGTTGGAGTGTCTGTAGGTAGTTCAAACGACCGAGAAGTCGCTAAACTAAGAAAGTCCGAGATGACAGGTAAACTATGTATATTTCATTTTACGAGTGTATGTGGCGG